TCACCACTACAAGCCATAGTTTGACTACCAGCAGTGTTATCTTCATTCTCATACTCTGAAAGTTCAGACCAGTCAATAGCCTTTGGCATAATAGATAATAATTCTTCGTAGTCCTCTTTAGTACAGTCCTGATAAGGTGCTTGCTGATAAGTATGATCTGAGTGAGGTAAGAACGACACCCCTGACATCTCATCAAAGTGCTTGTAGACAAATGCACCCACTTCCATCCACTCCTCATCCCGTACTGAGATCGTCACGCTTGGCTTATGCTCACACCATGAGCGTTGATACGTCAGCCACATCTCTAGCTGCTCTACGGCTGTCATATCGTTTCTAGTGACTGCTCCTGATGGTGACTTAACTGGGAAGCTAAAGACTGTAGTTGTGTCGCCCTTCATCACACATGGTTCGTTAGGCACACCCTTATCAATCATAAACTTCGTCAGCGGGTCTTTGTTATCTCCACGCACAGTACGAACATAATAAGGGCTGTGACGAGCATGAATACCACTAGCAGAATCAACAAGTTGGGAGACAGTACCACTTGGTTTAACGCAACTGATAGCAGCAGAAGCAGGGATGTTAAGGCGTTCAGCCCACTCAGCATTCGTAGATATTGCAACATCTTTTAACCTTTCTAATGTTTTATCAAGACCAGCATTCTGACTGGTAGTTAGTCTATTATCCATAATGCCTGTTAAAGACACACCTAGTAGTCTCTCCTCTTCTGTGTTCTTGTTCCAGATCTTACGCAAGTAGGGGAACTTAGTCATAGATGATTGGATAGTGCCTAGTATTGTAGCTAGGCGTACCTTACGTTCTAAGTCATCAATAGTATCTGTAGCTCGTACTACAACCTCTGTTAGGTTACAGAACTGATTTGGGCGCAAAATTATTTCGCTGCAAGGGTTAGTCCCGAACTCATAGTTGGGATCTCTACGTCCATTCTTAGCTGCCTGTACCTTACTAGCCTGACGATTAAAGACACCACGTTCACCTGACTTACTTTCCACTAGGGCTTGCCACTCCCGCATGAATGTCTCCATGTCAGGCTTCTCTGTGTAGCTCACACTGTTGTTAGCCAATGCACGATGTGCAGCAGTCTCCCACCATTGTCCTGACTTAGCATGACGCATACGATCATCTGACAGGTTAGATAGACTAATCATAGCTGAACGACGAACACCACCAACTACAACAATCTGACCGATAAAACACATAAGGTCATGGCATTCAATAGAGGATAACCTACGTCCTTGTGCAGACTTGAAGGTAGTAACTGCAAAGTTAAACAACTCAACTAAAGGTGCAGGACCACTAGCACGACCACCAAAGGTCTTAAGTCTAGCACCAGCAGGACGCACAGCAGTAACATCCCATTTAGGTATCTCACCAGCCCAGAGAAGCGCAAGGACTTGCCTAAAGGCTTTAGCCCACCCTTCCTTACTATCTTTAACTACAACCACTGTGTCGCTCTCAAATAGCTCAGGAACCTCTGGTAGCTTCTGGATGAACTGACGCTCTACTGAGAAGCCTACACCTGTACCACATAACAAGATAAACATGGCCTCATCAAATGCTTTAGGGTCATCTACAGCCAAGTAGCTACAGTTGTACCCAGCAGTATTGTCACGGGCCAGTGCTGGACCAGCAGTCATCATAGCTCGCATAGAGGGCATAACCTCTAGGTTTAAGATGGCATCCCGTAGTTGATTGACATAGGAATCGTTACCAGCTTTAGGGCGTACTACATTATCCATGTAGCGTTCTACTGTATCTCCCCAATCCTCACGGCCCTCACCGTCGATATACTTAGCGTAGCGAGACTTAGCAATAAAAGTCTGGTAGTCAGTTGGTAGGTAATTATTCATCGTCAGTCTTTCCTCTCGCTCTCATAGTCTTATCTTCTTTTAGCCAAACCATACGGTCAATATCTGATCTAGCTATACCAATGTCTAGTAGCTCTTTATCTGTCAGTTGATTAAGCTGCTTGATTGCTATTCTGTGGGTTCTCCATGTCGCAAGGTAGTTCATATATCTCCAGAACCACGACATGCCTGTCCTCTTCTTACTCATCGATTGTCACCTGATCCTTGTAGTGTACCGTTCTTAACACGCTCGTTTAACTTCTCCATGTTCAACTCAATGATCTTAACTAAGCTGCCACCAAAGATGTTAGACAGAGCTACAGTGTAGAACAATACGTCACCTAACTCTTTTAACACTGCGTCATCATCAATCCTGTTGTCACGAAATAGTTTCTTAATCTTCTCAGATACCTCACCAGCTTCACCAGTTAATCCTAGAGCATTCTCAATAAGACGTTCCCGACCTTTAGTAATCATCTTGTCCTCTACAAACTGTGAGTACATATCAATCATATCTTTCATATCTTTCGCTGTAAGCATTACATCAACCTTCCATAAAATTCTGTGTGTGCGTTTCTATCGTCTTTATCGAACAAGTACCAAGCGCAGTTGTCTTTACCTGTCATCTTGCTACCTTCAATCCATTTAACTCTGCCTATACTTACGATCTTTGTACAGTAAGTCATAAGTGCAGCAGACTGTTTAGTGTGCGCCCAATCAGCATCAAACAACAACCAAGTTGGGCATATCTCCGTCCAGTGATCTATGAAAGCATGTAAGAACTTTCTTTCCCACGGTGGGTTAGTAATACAGAGATCAATAACCTTATACTGACTACCAAAACTTATCTCCATTGCATCCATCTGCTTAATGTCTGGGTGTCTAGGTTCTATGTCACAAGCATATAAACACTCCCCTAGACCGTCTGTTAGTTTGTGTATGTGATTTATCAGTCTCCCGTCACCAGCACAAGGCTCTACAAAATCAAACTTCTCATATGGTAGATGGGCTATAAGAGGTTCGACAGCTTCTATTGGTGTAGGATAATAATCCCTTGGTATCCTCTCAAAGTCACTACGCTTACCCATACATTTCCTTTAACCTCTTAAGTGATACAAACTCAGGCTCATAGATACCGTTGCTAATCTCACGCTTGATTACACAACCTTTCCACCAGTCTCTATTTGCCTGTCCAGCCCACGTTTCTTCTGAGCCTTTGTAGCAACCCGCAACCAAACCGATAATCCCGTTAGGGTGTGCGCCATCTTTAAACTTAAGATCACGTTTATGGCTATGCCCACAAGTAGAACTGTGATTACGATTGGCGAGTAAGCTATTAGCATGATGTAAACCAGACATAGCTGTACCATAATTACCACTACTAAAGAAGTGAGCGTAAGAAACGCCATCATAGTCAGCGATAGCGGGGGCGCTATTAGAGTATTCGTGGTATTCGTCGAACCAGTGGTCTGTTTGAAGATGGCTGAAGGAAATCCCGTACTTGTCTCCCTGTAGTCTTGGGTCGTGTGCAATAGCCTTTTTGATTCTATTCTCATGGTTCCCCTCAAAGCCAATCCAATATGGTCGCTTATACTTTCTATCACTAGGTTTCTTCCGTAGACGATCCATTGCTTCATTGTAGCAGTTGATGTCCTGTTCGTAGTTCTGACTAACTATAGCCTCTGGGTAACGTGTGTCAAAGGTGTTAAGAGAGCGCATATCAGCACCATCACCCAAGTCAATTATATAACTAGGATTTACTTCATAGATTAATTCCCCTAGCCAGTCGAAACGCTCATTTCCCGTCGAGGGGTCTGAGTGAGCGCATGAGAATACTACTGCTGTCTTAGCTGTCATATCGGGTATCCATTTCAAATTCTATTAGTATGGGTTCGATTGATCTGTAGAAGTGATTCTGAAACTCATAGGCTGCATCAAAGGAGACAAACGGGATCTCTTCATCAAACATAACTTTACTTGGGTTTCTCTCTTGGGGATCTTCTACTCTACAGTTTAACCAGTAATTACCGTCTTCGTCTTCATAGGGGCCATCAAGAACACGATGCACTTTAATCAGGATTGTGTTAGCCATTCGTCGGGTATCCTTTTATCTGCGTACAAGAACCCATGCTTATTGCACCAATCCCCATATGTACTCTTTGCACCTTTGTATAACTTAGACCTAGAGTTAGAAAAGACAAACCTTATGTCGAGAAAGGGATGTTGATCTTGTATAATCAAGTGCTTCTTACGATCAGCTTGAACAAACCTACCTTTAGATTCTATGATGATACCATTGGGCAGTTTAAAGTCAGGAGTGTAAGTCTTATTCTCAAGAAGTTGCCATTGTACCTTTAGCTTCTCATATTCAAAGTTTACACCCCTGTCCTTAAGATCCTTAGCTATGTCATCCTCTAAACCAGATCTGTAGCCATTCTTTATTGCGTGTCTTCTACGTTCACTGGTGGTTGCCATATCTCGCCCTCTGTACGTCTAAGCCATAGTAGCCTAGCATTCTCTATTACCCTATCTACATCACCATCATAGGCTTTAACACAGGCTTCCCATAAGTCCTTTTCAGTCTTAGCCTCACTTAACATCTTTGTAGCTTTAACTGGCCCTACACGATATAAACCAATTATGTTGTCAGCCCTATCGCCCGTTAAGATCTGGTTGTAGAAGAACTGTAGTCCTGACCAGTCATCTACTGTTTTCCACTCGTTCTTACCAAAGTTAAAGTGGTGACAAGGTATCTGCAACATGTCTTTGTCTATTGAGGCAACGACAGTATCAGGTCCAAGTCTAGTTGCTTCTATTGCTATAAGATCATCAGCTTCTTCTCCTTCACTTACTATAGCATCAAACTTATCTACCATGTACTGTCGGATATGGTACAGGTGTATAGGTTTCTCTGCTGACTTACGGTTACCTTTATACTCGTATGACTTTGCTATTTGATGTCGGAAGTTCCCTGACCCCGTAAGATATACCTCATATTGGTCTGGGGTAGGGAACTCCAGTGTTTCTTCTAAGATGTAGTCAAGAAGGATCTCAGCTTTCTCTTCTGCATCCTTTGGAAACAAGTCCTGAGTAGCAAAGGCTGACCGATAGGCCACAATGTCACCGTCGATCAGAACCTTACGCTTACCCATCAGAAGTCTCCAAACACCATCTTACCATCATCCTTCTCAAACGCTACAGCTTCAACATATGTAAACCCTGCACCCCTTGTAGCTTCCGCATACACATGAGCCAGTGTATACAAGTCTTCTACACCATAACGCTCAACAGTTGTTCTACCATCAAACCCGTCCTCTTCACTATCGTTCTCAAAGGTGATTGTAACTTTCATATCAGAACACTGCCTCTTCTCCAGCTTCAAAGGCTACATGCTCAGTAACACATACCTTCTCAAGCGTAGTAATCTTACCGTCCCACACATCAAACTTAACAGTAGCTTTAGTGCCATTACCGATAAGACCATCCTCACCCCAATCCCAAGGTAGGTACTCTCCTTCTACCATCTTGAGCATAACGGGCGGCCCCATTTCAACACCTTGTTCCCCTGTGTCTTGGTTCTTGAACTTAGGATTAAAGTGAGGTCGAGTAGCTTTATAGAATTGCTTACCCTCTTTGTTAGTCTTGAAGAGTTGAGCCTGTAACCCTTTGTTTGGGATACCATCAGCAACCATCTTAGATTTAGTGTCTTCGTCAATGATACAGTTT